CGCCAAAGTCGTACCACTGAGACACAACCAATCTTCGTGAGAAGCGTGTTTGTGTAAGTCTTCGCAAAGGGATGTAATTTCCGCGAGTTACCGATGTGAGTCCTTTTGACAGGACATCACTAGAGGAATCTCGAGGCATCCTTCGTGAGAGCCGATGTAAGTGGTCTATTAATAGACCATCATCATCTACAATGACTTCGACAGGGGTTTCTGGGAAGCCTGGAAAGGTAAAACCTTCCAGGCCGTCCGGCCGCCTCTGAGCTGTTTTACACTCGGTAAAATTCGCGTGTATAACAGAATCTCCAGCGCATGCAGGACCTAAGCAACGCAAGCTGCTAGGTAGTGTATGCACAAGGAGGTTCCAAGGACGTACAAGCCTACCGTCACAACCGTCATTACTAAAACGGCGGTGACTGAGTAAGCGAATACTGTTGGCCAATCGATAAATCGATTTCGCATCTTGTATATCCTTTTGTAAAAAGATAGGTTTCACGTCCAAACCATTGAAATAGTACGAGCCGCAGGATTCACGAAAAGGACCCGAAGAGAAACTCTTCGACTCATTCATTGTGAAACCTAGGTAAGCACTGATGGATTGGAATTGCGTTACACACTCTCTTGGCAAAACCAAATCATCGCCAAAGATACTGATATTCTCAGTACTTACCCCTTGATGCTCGCATACTGCGATCGCCAAGGAGACGAAGATAAGGCTTTCGAGTTCAAACGTGAACCCGCATCCCATCGTGCTGAATTTCTCAGCCCTTTGAGGTGAGCTTCCGAGAAGCGTGTAATAATGGCTACGAGCAGAATCAAGGCACGAAAACCAAACGTCAGGTAGTAACATCCTGACGGTTTCAATGGAAATCGTATCTGACGCTGCTTTAAAATCAATAGTGGCGAGAGAGTCGTCAAGGGAACCTATATAGGCCCCGCGTTGATTCTTCAAGTCACTATCAAGATTGTAGCCGGACTTCCGAAGTGCTTTGCGTATAGAGCGGCCGATGCCGAGCTGAATCCAGGAATTAATCCCGGGCTCGACAGCGATCACCCTATCCGTTTTGGCATTCTTCGGTACAGTTATAACTTTATTACCCACTGCGAAAGACGGACTAGACAGGTTGCCCCAATGGGGATAAGCCTTTTTCATCACGTCTCCGTAGAGGGCGTACGCTTCGCGGGAGACGTCAGTCTCCTGCGAGAACTTCCTGGAGGCCGAGGTGTTCTTGCCTGTTACGGCAAGAGTTGCACCTGGGCCCCAGCCTCCATAGTCGAGAACTTTCTCAATATCGAAAGAACCAAGAACTGAACGTATTTTCCTGCGCTGTTTGTTTAAAACGACGTAGTCATCATCACACAGTAACGCGTGAGATGAACAATCAGAACTAATTCGATCGTTTGTTACTTTGCAAGTCTCTTCGCCTTCGCGAAAGGACTGTAACGCTATCTCCTTCTTGTCAAAACTCGTCACAAGTGATGAATTTTTCCGAAGAAACGAGATAGCAGCAAAGTCGTCACGGAAATTACTTGCGTCATTATAATGACTTGGGTTAATTTCCTTAGTCACCAACTGATCGTACTCATGATACTGGTATAATAACCAGCAAGAGAGTGCGACAGGGGTGCCTAGACTAACAAAGAAGTGATCAACTGCTGAGCGATTTTGCTCAGCGGAGGCCCTAAAACGTCTGAATTCATCCAGACGAGGGGGAACACCGGCATTACGCCGAGTGTCAGGAGTACGTTGCGTTTGCATACAATACCTTTCGTTCGTGTAAATATTAAGCGAGTTCTCAATGAGAAAGAAGCTTAATATAATGCCAGACTCGTATCCACCACGGCGACAAAAGACAAGTCGGCGAGGGCTGCAACGATCAGTTCACGCACTTCAGTGCGATCAACCACAGTTGCATCTTTTGGAAACGTAAACGTTCCATCGAAGTAGCAGACCTTTGTAAGGCCCGCCGCATTGATGTAAGGTTTTGTCAGGCGCACACGGACACGGGTATTGTTCGAAGTCTTCGAAGGGCGGGCAAGACTGATTGACAAGTTTTTATTCATGTCAACCGATCCACCCGACAAATCTTCGAAGGACGCAACGCCACCAACAACACCTTGCGGTACGAATACCGAAGGCAGTGTGGTGTCAGCGTTAATAAGAGTCAATACGGCCAATTGTGGCATGGTGTTATCCTTTGGGGTAAATTACGTTACTTGAGAACTTTTTGCACAAGAAGTGCGAGAGACTCAAGAGAATGTGAAAGCGACAGAGAAGGGGGAGGGACAGCAATCAGGAACTTATGCGGGGGCTCACTTAAGAGCGTCCTACGGGTTACTGAGCGCTGATACCTTTCACCTACAAGTCGTACACTAGAATAGCTGCAATATAAGCTTTTCTGAGTCGATCCGTCAGCATACGTATAGGGACCATAGTGTGTTAAAACGCACGAGGTACCAGACGTAGCAGACGATGCCAATTCAGAGCTTAGATTCAACCCAGCAGTAGCACTACTTGGAAGTATGTCGAGGACCAGCTTCTCGGTTCGGGTTCCTTTTACAAACAACAGGCCAGTGTCGGCTGTAGTTTGAGAAATAAAGGATCCGATCGGGAGGAACCAGTCGACAACAAACGACCAAGGTGTCATCTCCCAAGCAATCTCAGCAGGGTTGAAAAGCCCCAGTGAGTTGAGGAGACGAGCGACGTCTAAATTATCTTCGAAACCGTAGGTACAACAGTACGATACGGTCATCTTTCCGGAAATCTCCGAAAAAGAATCAACATCTTTGAGATTTACATCTCGGGTAGTGTTGGTACGAATGGTAATTGTCAATGAAGTCGGGTCAACGGTGTAGCTAGCAAACTGCTCGGCTGCACCGCGGACGTCGGCGATCAACGGCTCAACACCAAACTTAAAAGCGAGAAGAGCATTAGCGGAATCAACCGCGATTTTCTTCCCGTGAATTAAGCTATAGGCATTGAGACTAGACAAGGACTTAAGCAACCGCTTCTTTCCCGAAATCACGGATAAAACCGCTTTTACGGATGAAATAAGAAGACTGGTAGCTTGAGCTCGCTCGGCGATGAGATTGCCGAGGTGGACTTTCCTTCTAACGAGTTTCTCGTAGAATTTTTGGGAAAGTTTCGCCTCGATCTCGGCCCTTAAAGGGCCGAGTGCAATGTCAACACTGCGCAACGACTCGGTAATAGTACTACCATCAAGGACTCCTGTAGGAACGGGGGTGAGGGAACTATCAAAGTTCCTCCAAAAACCCGAACCGTAACGAGGACTAGTGGTAGATACAGATATATTTCCTGACATCCTTTCGTTTAAGAGGATCAAGCCATAAGGAGCACGAATTAAATCCTTGTAATAAGGATTTTCATGCAATATACGGCCAAAAATCTTCCGAAAACGGAGTTTGTAAGGTTTATATCGCTCGAGTCGTTTTTTATAAGCGAGTTGCAGCAAGAGGTACTTTTTGTACTTCTTGTCAAAATCCTCCTTACGGAGAACTTGACGACGCTGCCACTCCCGCCGTTGCGTATCGTAGCGAGCTAAGAGAATCCTGAACTTCTTCTCACGAAGAAGTCGGGTTCGCTCAGTTTGCCGTTCGAACGCAATAAGATAGGACGCTCTCTTCTGCAAGAGAAAGTTCTTCTTAGCAGGGCTATACTCAAGGCCTTCTTTTAAGAGATAAATCGGCTTCGGCTCAACTGTCAAAAAGACAGGTTCGAGCGGGGGCTTCTTACTCCAAAAATAAGGACGAAAGTACGGCTCCTGAGGCGGCACCGGGGGAGGTATGCGGTTTCCCACAGACCTCCAATGGTCCGAAGACCCAAGTGCACCCGGATAGGACCGTCCAGACGAGAACGAACTAAAGCTCTCGACTAGGTCCACAGAAGATATGGCCCTACAATCTACTAAACTACTGTTCGTCACAAAGGAATCGCTATAGTTATAGGAACCTACTATGGAGTTAAATCCATCGTTGGTCCTAGTAATTCGCGATGCCACTGATGATTTAGTGGTAGGATGGTACTGTACGGTCATCTTCATGAATCACCTCGTGTGAAAATTCACACGCGGCGCGATACCAGATCTAGGGTAT